CAGTTCCAGCGCAGTACTGGCCTTCGGGAATTCCTCGGCGTACTTTCGATTGGCTTCGCGCTCGGCTTGCACATACGATTCATAGGTTCCCGGTCGGGGATCAAGACCGGAGCGCATTGCGGCGATGGCTTCGTCGGAAAATCCCATGGTCATACCCTGGAGGGCAGTGGACACCGGGGCGGGAAGTAGGGCGGTGGGGCGCTGATTGCGGTCAATCACACTGCTCGGAATGCCAGCGGGCTTGGCCGCACTCGCGGCGGGGATTCGCCCGGTTTTGCTCATTTCGAATCGATCGATCACCGCGTCCGGTGTGTTGGCCGGAAACTCGTAGATCACCCCGTTGATCATTCGCTCTTTCATCACTGTACCTCTTGACCGTTGGCACGAACTCGGACTCGCGGAGCCGTGAAGTATTCACGATATCCGACTCGATTGGGGTTCAGAATCGTCTCGCCCTTCTCGTTTCGAGTGGTGATCGGATTCGCATTGACGTACTTGCGCCACTGGGAGATCGCGTTGGAATCCAATGTGCCATTGACTGCGGCGTAATTGGACATGAACTGGTTATACTCGCGATCGCGCTTGCGCTGTTCCAGCATGTAGTCAATAATGATCTTGTTCGCCACTGGTTGCTTATCAGAGCTGAATGACCCGCGTTGCATCATCTGGACATCAAAGTTCGAAATATTGTGGTCACCCGGAATCCTGTTGGCTCGCGATGCCTTGGATGCCAATGCGTCGAATTCTTGGATTTTGGCCAGATCCCCCGAGACTCGCTTGAGTGGTTCACCAGCGATCGGCAAGCCATAACTCCATCCCGTGCGAATCTGGTTGTTCAGCGTTTTGGCTCGTTGCAGATCGACGATATCGGACTCGATGTTCTCCAGCAGCGGTGCGACCTTTTCGGTGATCTGCTTATCCGCGTCCTTGCGCTCTTCCTCGCGTTTCTTCGCCACTTCGATTTTGTTGAGTCCCGCGTAGCGACTCGGATCGGCGATCGGCACACCGAGTTCAGCCGCCTTGGACTGCAACGCACCCATGTCTTGATTTCGAATGTGTTCGTCGATCTCCTGGCGTGTTCGCTGGGTCTGCACCCTCGATTGCTCGATGCTGACGCGCTTGGACTCTTGCTCCAGTCGAATGTTCTCGGCCACGATCTGCTGAGCGCGAGCCAAATCCTTGGGATTGTTGATATTGCCGCCGAAAGAGGACAGTGCGTCCTGCACTGGCTTGTTGTATGGTGCGAATTTGGCCGCGAACTGTGGGTCGGTGAGCTTCGTACCAGTACGAGCCGAGAATTCTTTCATCTCGCCCGTCGCCTTGTCCTCGGCTTGCAGTTCCTTGATTCGTTCAATCCCGGCTGGAGAGCGTGGATCAATACCTTCGGATTGCACCTGTTGCTGGAAGGCGGTGAGCTTCGGCGTAAGCTTGGACACCACCGAGAGGCCGAGCTTGGCCATTTCAGCTTCATCCGCAAGACCAGCACGGGCCAATTCGTAGCGCATGCGAATAGCATCCTGCATCCGCTTTTCTTCTTCCTGCTCCGATTTCCTGTATCCGCCGATTGCAGTGCCGAGCGATTCACCGAAAGATCCGGTGCTGGTGGGTGCGAGAAACCCCTGGGCCAAGGCCAGGATCGACGGATCGGGTCCAGTACGGCGCTCGGACAGTGCCTTTTCCATCGCCGCCCGTGCCGCATCGACCTGCTCTTTTGCTGTGCGATACGCCTCCGAGTCGGCCCCCACTACTTGGCGACCGAGCCCAGAGAGGGACACACTACCGATTTTCTCCGGGTCGATTCGGAGCATCTGCGCGAGCAGTGGACTGTATTCGTTGCTAGTTTCATCAGCCATTGTTCACTCCATTAACCCGGAACCCACATCGGGTAGCCGTAGTCGTCGAAAAGCATCTGGCCAGAGGACGAGCTACCCTGGTCGATGGATGGTTCCGAGTTGATATTCGATGAAGACGGCGACCAGATCTGAACGCCATTGGAACTGTAGATCGAACCATCCGAAGCCGAGTAAGTACCGTCCTCATTGGCTTGCATACCATACACGGGACTAGTCGGAATCTTGGACAGATCCTGGTAACCCGAGTCCCCGGCGGCGGTGTCGGCACTTGTCGTACCACTGCCACTTGCACTACTTCCCGAACCTTTGAGTAGGCTGAGAATGCCCTTGGTGGCGATGTCGGAATCCTTTCCGAACAGACTGCCCAATACATTCTGCACTGCGGAGGGCGATCCCGCCGCACCGGAAGCGAACAGAGTGCCGAGACCCGCGATTTGCGACAGCGGCGAATTCGAATAGGCTCCGGGAATCGGTGCGTTCGACACGGAAGAGACAGTGGAAGGCACTTTCAGATTCGTGAAGATATTTGCGGCGTTGGCGGCAGTCGCGAGCGGCGCATTGATCAATGCCTGAGCTTGCTTTTGCTGTGTAGCACCGAGATCCGCAAGCGCTTGGGTTCCGGTGAGTCCGAGCTTCTGCTCAGTGGAAGCCAGTGTGCCCTGCGTTTGGGCGGCTTGATTGAGGAGGTTGGCTTGGTCCTTGGCGGCGGCGACTGCATCAGCATACCCTTTTGACAGTGCGCCAGTCTGCGCACCGAGCAGATTACTTTCGATATCGGCCAACGTCTGGCCTGTTGCACCCGCGTAGCGGCGAGAACCCAGGCCACCAGTGCCGACGAATGCTGCTTTCAGCGCGGGCAGGATGTTGCGCTGAGTGTTCAGCCCAGAGAGTCGGCCCATCTCATTCACCACACCGGAAGTGTAGGGGTTCATGAACGACTCGATGTTCTGCTGGGTGATCCCCTGCGCGGCTTGGCCAGCCGTTTGTTCGGCTTGGCTCAGTGTGGGTTGATAACTGGTAGCCGCAGTGGGCGCACCCTGAAATGCCGCAGTCTGGAGCGGGGAGAACCCGGCCACCATCTCGGTTGGAGTCTTGGACAGCGCCGACGTACCAGTCTGGGCCAAATTCGACAGGTACTGGTTGTACCAATCCGGACCCGAGGTCGTGTCGGTCTTGGTCGTGGTGATATTCGGGAGAGGTGCTCCCTGCAAAAGTCCGGCCATTATTTGATCTCCCTCATGTACGCCAGCGGCGACTTAGCTTTCGGCGGTATCCCCTTGATCGAGGCCGATCGCTTGTGTTTACGAATTTGCTCACGCCATTTGTCCAAGATCTCAGCGCCTCGCTTGTTCGAACCGTCTCCGAGTGCCGAAACGATTTCAGCATCAAACACATATTCGCCATCTGCGAGTTTAGCATCAATCAGGTCATCTTGTCCACCCCCTGCACCCTGGACGTAGTGCGAGCCTTTATGCTCCACGTCACCACCGCTTGCGGCCATCAGGGGGGATGCCATCACATTGCCACCATTCTTAAATGCTTGAGGCTGATACCCAGCGGACCCCATGGCATTCACCAGAGTGTTGAAATTGGGCTCAACACCATAGGAGTAATAACTGGCTTGTGGTTGCTGAGTCCACATATCATTCGACTGTGAGTACAGCGATTGGAGTGGTGAAGGTGGGTTCATAGTGATTACCTCGGGAGATCCGGCTTGTGAAGCCTCCAATGGGTCGATGAATCGGGCTCCACGACCGAGACCACCGAGCCAAGTACCCGGTTGAGTCGCGGAAGCGGAAGCGGCTTGCTGAGTGGGCGAAGCCGTAGGTGCGATTGTAGCATCCTTTTGGCCCAGAGACAAAGGAGCGGAGGAGGCCAGATTCGGAGTAGGCGCAACGGTGGTGGCGATGGGTGCGGGTTGTACCCCTGTGCCAGCGAAGACCGGGGTCGGCTTGACATACTGGGTGTCTCCCGCCACCACATCCGACCCCATGTCTGGCACGACCTGATTTTGCAGTTCTTGCTCGGCTTGGGCCAGATCGACCGGAGCCTCCTCCACTGGAGCGGCATCCGGGGTTTCAGCAACTTGAGTGGGCTCCGATGACGCGGCTTCGATCGGCGGTATGCCCTCAGCAATCTGCACTTCGGGGGTATCCGCCGGGACGGATTCGGCATCTTGCACCACTTCGGGTGTCGGAACGACACTGACTTCCGGAATCACTGCGGCGACATCTTGTGCGGGCGCACTTTCTACCACATCATCAGCGGGAGCGGCTTGAGCAGTATCAACCGGGGGCGTGGTATCGACGGTCTCCACAGGTGGTGCACTGTCGTTCTGATCCACCCCGGCCAAGGCCTTGGCGAGGTCCTCGTATAGCGAACTCGAATACTGATCGACCTGCTTGGCAGATTGCAGTGCCGCCGCTGAGGCTTGCTCGTATGCGAGCTTCTCGTCCTCAGTCCCCACCAGCGCGGCCTGGGTGGTGTCGTCTCGCTTGCCCGACCAGAAATTGTAGTTATCGGTCGCGGCTTTGATCTTACCGGCCAATTTATTCACATCTGCCGCTTTTGCATTCAGGTCGCCGACTAGACTATTCGCCCTTTCAATATCCCCAGCATCGACCGCCGCTTGCCAATCGGATTTTGCAGCATTGAACGCATCGAGCTTCTCATTATATGGATCGACGTAACTATCGATCATATTCTTATACTTGGTCATGTACGTCGTACCAGTAGTATAAGCGTCCTGCGCTGGTTTCAGCGCCTCCTGGTAGGCGTTCTCGGCTTTTTGCGCCTCGTCATACTTGGACCGTGCCTCGGCCAGCGACTCGCTGAATTGCTGAGCGCCGAATTTTCCAAGTACTTGCCCAGCCGAAGTGACGAGTGACCGTTCAAGTGCCGTCGAGACATCTTTGCCTTGCAAGGAAGCGGAAACGGTCGAAGCCAATGCGTTCTGGATCAGAATCCCAGCACTCTCGTTCTTTGGATCACTGAAAAAGTCCTTTAGCTCTGGACTCGAATTGATGATACCGCTCATGACGTTCGCACTCGACAGCGCCGAGGTGAGCATCGCGGATTTGACATCGCCCCCAGTAATCGCGGTCGAGATACCGCCAGCGATCGATCTCTGCACGGGTTCCGGTAGCGACGTGAAGCTATCCATCTGGCCCAGTGCCAAAGGCACACCAGCCGCCAGCCCCGTGAACAGCGATTTGCCCACATCTTGTCCCAGGATCACTGCCGAAGTGCTAGCTTTCGCTATGTTCGCGGCAATCGACCCCGCGATTTTGTAGCCTGTAGCACCCGCGACTTCAGCGCCGACGACGTTGCCGACATACGCGCCAACACCCGCCGCTGATCCGCTGAGCACGGCAGACCTGAGAACGTCCTGGATGTTGCCACCACGCATCGCAGTGGACAGTCCGGATAACGCCCCAGTACCAACTGCGGTAGCGAGAGTGGAAGAAATCACCGCATCTGCCGCGATAGTGCTGATGAGCGTAGCCCCCACCGTTTCCGCGATAAACGGAGCGGCGATCAATGGGAGTGCGGCAAGGGCTGGCATCAGAATTCCAGATAATATGCGGTGGTGGTGGAATCAGATCCAGGGATTTGTACCGTCTCGGATTTGAATGGAAGACGAGTTCTCTTCGCAACGGCCTTGAATTTCGGGTCGTCGCTGTAGGTGTAGGCCATCCTCACCCCGATCTTTGGTAAATAGCGGGACAGCATGATGAAGTTCCTCGCGATCGCGATGCTATCCTCACCACTACTCATCGTGTGAACCTCCACCACACCCTCACCCTTCACCAGCACCAGAAACACAGTGTTACCTAGATGAATGAGCTTTGCTCCCGGTTGCTTGAGCAACTGGTTGAGCTGTCCCATCATCTGCTTGGCCTGTTCCTCAGTCTTCGACTCCGAGCGAAAGTAAGACATCACGATGTCGTTGACTTGCTTGAGCTCCGCTTGATCCATCACGTCCTCGGTGCGGGATTGACCGCATTCACGAGAGCCACAGCCCAATCGAACCAACTATCGTAGGTGTAGGGACTGGGGATGGCTTCATTGGCGAACACATCAATACCCTTGACACCCACGGCCCAGTTCTTCCACTGAGCCTCGGTCGTGGGGATTTCGAGATTCTGTGCGGCGTAAAGCTCGCACATAAGACTCGCCCACGACACGAAATCGTGATATCGGGGATCGTAGATGAGTGCGACGTTAGCCACCATTGCTGTAGCCCCGCACATCGCCGAAATCGGCACTGATTAGAATCTTACCGAGTTGATAGTTACCGCCCGCTACGTTCGATACGAAACGCAATCGCGCCTCGCGGCGCTGTTCGCGCATATCGATCTTCCCGGTGTTGGGGCTGAACACATACGGGTCGGAGACCTTTGATGCTTCATCAGCGTAGGGAGGACCGACCACATAACAAGTCATGTCGCCGCTTTGGATAAAATCCGGTTCCACTCGCTCCACACGGAGCCAGCGGTTCTCGCCCATCATCGCGGGTTGAGATGGGCCACCAGAGACCCAGCCGAGATCATTTGTCTCAAAATACGACTCGATAGCAGTGGCAAGACCATTCTGAACCGCATCGACCCCGATTTCATGCTGAAAGAGCGACACATTGTTCACAACTTCGGTAATGGTGTACTGGAATCCAGAGCCACCGCCTGGAAGCAGTGCAGTGAGGATGTCGCCCACTTCATACCCACTGCCGGGATCTTGGATGACCACTGAGGTGACGATCCCACTCGCCACAGTGATGGTGGCGGTGGCCCCACTCCCTGATCCATCAAACATCGAGAAGTAGTTGTAGACCCCATCGGTGTAGGATGAACCACCGCTGGTCAGCGTTCCGGAGTAGATCACCCCAGTGCGAGTGTAGTCCCACCCAGCGGCGACCGGGTAGTGGAAGACCTGCGAGAAGTATCCCGCTGAGCGGCGAGCGCCAATGGCCGACCCAGCATCGTACCAAATGCCCTCGCGCACGTTGTAGATGATCGCGTCATTGCATTCGGTCGCATCGCCACGAGGATAGAACCACCAAATCTCGCCGAATCGTGTTACTTTGCTGGCCCACACTTTTTGGCGTTGAGCGTAGTTTAGATTGTCGAAGAACCAGTTCTGGTTCATGTCGTTCGGGATCTCTTTCACCACACCGTTGTACAGCATGAAGCGATCAACGCCGATCCAATAGAAGATACCATCATACTCGATGACGCACTGACTGGACAGAATCGAGGACTGCGAGGTCACGATGTCGTAGCGCCAATACTGGGTGACTGTAGTGCCCCCAACGGTGATATTGGTGGGCGCGTAGCTCACTCGGATCAGCGAATCGAGCGACCAGAAAAGCCCCGATGGGGCATTCGAACCACCACGGACCGGAAGCCCTTGCACAATCTTGCCAGTGGCGACGTTGGTCTCGTTGGCATCGGCACTCACCCAATCATTGGGCGCACCAGCAGCACTGTTCTTGATCAAGCCGTTGTCGCCATAAACGAACACATATGGGTGCAGTGCAACGACTCCACCGGAAACCGAAATCTGGTTATCGATCGTCAACGTTGAAGACCCAGTGGTAGTGGCCGCATTGGTGATTTCGAATGCAGTGGTCGAAGTGACGGATGCAACGTATGTATTCGATGGAATGCCAGTGCCAGTCACCAGCTGACCAGCTCCGATTTGCGCCGTATCGGCCACTGTCACCGTCGTACTGCTGGCGAGCGTTGCCGCGACCGTGAACACGCCAATTGGGCTTAAACTCGTACCATTGATGTTGCCATAGAGCACCGGAGTATTGACTGTGGAGTCGATCTGTGCGAGGTCTTGGCCCGGATGCGCCAAGAGCACCTGCTCGCCACCCGTCACATCGTACAGAGCGTCGAACTGCCACAAATTGTAGTCGCTTGCGGTAAACCCGGTAAGGGTGAAGTCGAGCACCCCAGCGCCGATGCCGATATCATTGATCGCGACCTTCTGAACCCCGCCAGCATAACCACTGAAGATGTTCGTGAATGAGTCCTGCGGATTCACAAAGATACCACGAGAGGGGCCGATCAAGTTGTCGACGATCTGACGGAACCCGCCGACCTTACGCGGACGACCGCGCTGAAAACGAACCCAGCGGCCATCATTGTAGTATGTCTTGTCCAGGTCTGTACCGTCCCTCTGCACCCCGGACTTCGTATCAAGCGCGAAGACCTTTTTGGTCATTAGAACGTGCCCCCACTGATCCCATTGGAGAATGTACCAGAACCTGCGACATTGATACCAGTGGCGGTCACTGTGAAGATCAAGTTACCGCTGACGGACACCCCCCACTGATTGGCTCCAGGGCGATAGATACCGGTGTCGGGTTCCGAACCGAAGTTGATGGCCGGTGAGGCGGCAGTGCCGTTGATGATACTGAGTGACGTAGCACCGGCTTGCGTGGTATTGGCGTTGTAGAAATTCGTACCGTCGCACACCAATGTGGCTTGCTGTCCAGCGGCAATCACCGCATTTGCCCCGCCTGATACCCCGGTGGTAAGCGTCAAGGTGTGACCGCCCGCCGTGGTCTGGTTGCTCACCACATAAAGGTTTACGACCGGAGGATAAGTAACGGTGACGTTGCTGGTCAAAGTCCCAGTGTACTGCTGAATAACGTTCGATGCTTCATTCGCGGTCAGCGTATAAGCACCACCAGTCACTGGCTTGACCAACGCGGTGAACATGAAGACGTTACTGACTCCGTAACCGACGGTCAGAAACTGCGAGCCATCGCTCACGATGATCGCCGATTCATTAGGTTGAAAAGTCTTAGTCGCTTGCCCGTCGATCGTCTCGGGGTAGGAGGGGATCGCAGTCAGCACCCCAGTCCCATTGTTCTTGAGCAGCACGAACCAGTTGTCGCCCACAGCGACCGCATTGTCGAAGTATACATCGCCCGCACCACCGGACCAGATTTTGGTCAATGCACGATCCGCGCTCCCGAGCGTTGAACCGCTGACGATAGCATCGGACGGATGACTCTGGTTCAAAGTCGAGCCACTCGCGAGTAGACCAGCACCGGCAAGTACCGATGCATCCACACTCGATGTCCCAACGCCGAAGGACACTAAACCCCAAGTCCCGGCAGTGGTGGAGTTGGTGGTGGTATAAATGTACTTGGCATCGCCCGGAGCCAAAGTGGTCAGGGAGTTGTTGTCGTAATCGCGAACTGTGAAAGTGAACGAGCCGACGTTGCGAAACAGCGCATCTTGGCCCACCGATGCCTGATTCGCGGGGGGCATCAGAATCGAGAGTCCAGCACCAGTGGCGGTGACCTCCATGATTCGGGCGGCATAATTATTGGTGTCGTTCCCGTTGATCGGCCACTCAAGTGTCGTGTTCGTCGAGAGTGTGATCGCGCGGTAGGCGACATCAGTCGGTTGAATGACGTTACCAGTAAATGGACTGTTAAAGCTGGTCATGAATCCAATACCGTCGATTGACGGTCTCCAATGCGGGTTAGATCTTCAGTCTTCAAGATCGAAACGATGCTGTCGTATTCGGACTTGAACACAGCGATACGCTCATCATTCTTCAAAAATGGCATGGCTTGCAGAAGAGACCCATAGAGCATGGCTTGTGGGGCGTACTGAGTGAACCAATTTGACTGATTGGCACTGGACAGTGGGGCCAGTCGCTCGTAGTACAACACTTCGCAATTGTAATTCGAGTCTGGTGTCGCGGCCACCAACCAGTGGGTGTAGTCGTAATCGCAGTAATATTTGGGCACACCCGTGGCGGTGGGATCTGGCCAATATTCGCGAAGGTATTCATACTTGCGCAACAGCACTGGCTGGCGTTGCCCGCCAACGGTCACGTTCATCGAAACAGTCTTGCGCCACCGAGCGGGCTTGTCGATGGTCGCTTGTCCGGCGGTCATAGCGAATTCGGCAACGGTGAGGTTACCCAGGAATTTGATGTCCGCCGCGAGCTTTTGCTCGCACAGCATGATGAATGTCGGGATTTTCTGAAGCGTAGCAGTATCGGTGCGCTCAAGATACGAGGCGATATCCGTGCTGAGGCTGTCGTAGGTCATTACTGCGGCGGCAGTCATGGATGTCCCCCGGCTTGAAGAAGTACTCGCATTTTAACACGAGGGTATTTAAAGGTCAATCTTCGCATGGTACTCAGCCTCGGTCAAAATACCCGGCTTGTACTTCCCCTCTGGCTTGAATATGGTCAGCTCCTGCTGTCGCATCTCGGGGGCAAAGGAGATATGCATCCAGCGCCCGTACTCGTGGATCATCTGGTCGAACCGAATTCCAGCGTTCTTGACCATCTGGCAAAGTTCGTACGGGGTGTGGACCGTGGACGAGCAGTCGATCGCCCAACCGTCCATGTGGGAGGATGCCTTAGACCCGCCAACAGCTACGTTGACCTCGGGTAGACGAAGCCAGGAATTGATCCGCAAAGGTCCAGAAAAGGCCCTCACGGCCTCCAATTGGGCGGCGGCACTCACCATGTTGGCCAACTGCTGGGCGCTTGGCTGGTTGT